TTTGTTATATAATTTTGATGAATGTGACAAGGATAGTAGTTATGTGCGTCTTATCACAGCTACCCTCGACAAATGTGTTTATGTCCGAGATCTCACTTGGATTACTCCCGACCCGGAATGTGGTCTTGATGTTGGATTACTTCAATTTAACGTCAATGGAATCATGAGACCGGATATTACATCCCGATTTGTGACCGAAGCCCAACTAGAAACCGTCCGAATCAATGAATGCACTATAATGCAATTTGATAAAACATCAGATCGTAAAGGTGTATTCGTTGAGAAAGAGATCGGTGATGGAAGACTTGGTAAGCATTCTCCTTTGTATAGATCAGTTGACGATGAGTATACCGTAACGGATTACTTGAGTTACAAGTGCTATACATCACGCGGTGATTGTGGATCGGTTGTTCTCCATAATGATGCCTCCATTAATGCAGGTATCATGGGATTACATGTTGCCGGTAGACCACACAACCCTGATGGATTTGCCCAGGTTGTCACTCGAGAGATAGTTGACAATATGTTGACTGCTGGTGGAGTGAAGTTCAAACGAACTATCGATTTGGACATTACACCGTTGAGTGCAGACTCCTCGGCACCATATGCTGCATATGGTGAGGTGGATTTCCTAGGTACTGTGTCTAATAAGGACGCTATGCGTATGCCGTCAAAGACATCCTTGATACCAAGTTTGGTACAAGATGAATTTATGGAGCACACGCATGAACCAGCTATGTTGTGTAAAACCGACGGTATAAGTCCAGTGCATGTTGCGCTGAAAAAGGCTAATATCCCAACCGGTTCATTTGACAAAGAATTGTTTCATGAGTGTGAAATGCACATGCGAAGTATCCGTTGGTCACTACCTACATTCGGTTTAGCCCGTACTCTCTGCAATCGAGAGACGGTGAATGGATTACCCGCTACGAATTACTTGAAGCCGGTTAATATCCATACTTCACCTGGTTTTCCATACGTGAAGGATCGTCGTCTCCCCGGTAAACGGGACTGGTTAGGCCCCTGGAGTGATGAAGATGAGAGTCTTATCTATATGACTCTTCACTTTCAGAAGGAATTCTCTGATATGGAGGATACCATCGCTTCTGGGAAAGTACCGATGTTCCCATTTGTCGCTTGTCTAAAAGATGAGAAACGACCAAAAGAGAAAGTCAAGGAGGGTAAGACCCGACTATTTTCAGTTGGTAATCAACTACATCTGTTGCTTGCACGCAAGTACTACGGTGGTTATGTTGCCTTTCTGACTGCAAATAGTGGAGTCCTAGCTTCCAAAGTCGGACTAGTGATGAATGGTGTCGAATTCGGAGATTTCTATCAGTACATGGTTAAAGGACGCTCGAAAGAGGAAGCCCTAAATAACTTCAATGATGGAGATTTTAGCGGATTTGACGATTCAGTCATGCCGGAGATCATTGTATCATTCTTCGAGGAAGCTCGAGCTTGGTACAAGTTTCACGCTGAAGATCCAACTTCAGAGTCGTTTCTACGAGACGACAAAATCCGGGAAGGTTTAATCCAGACCTTCTTAGGACCTCCCCATATCCTGGGGAACATGGTGTACTCCTTAACAAAGGGTAATACCAGTGGTGGATTTGCAACGGTTCATATAAATGGACATGCAAATGAATTAGCACACAGATACACATTCTGTGAACTGGCTCGTGACCACGAGATGGATAATACGGACTTTGATAAGTTCGTAAACCTAGCCACATATGGTGATGATTCACTCATGTGTATCGGTGATGAGGTTGTGGAGTTCTTCAATGGACTTACAATCCCTGCTGTTTTCAAGGAAGCATTTGGTATGTCATATACCACTGCATCTAAGGGAGCAGCGGAAGACCCAGTTCGTCCTAGATCTGAGGTAGATTTTTGTAAGAGAAAATTCTTCTACAATGATAGCCTTAAGAAAATGGTTGGTCGAATGGATATTGAAAATATCCTAGAAACCACGAATTGGATCCGGAAGGGCAATGATGATGAATTAGCTACGATAGATAATATCGCTAGTGCACATCGTGAGATAATGCTCCATGGACGTGCTGCATACGAAGAGTATAGCAAAATATTCGTGGAGGGTTGCGCCAAACGGGGACTGAAGTATACCCCTCAGTCTTATAGAAAGGTTCAAAACCTCTTCTATAAGAATGAACTATAGTTCAGATCTGTGATTACCAAGACGAAATTTCCCGTCGTGTTGTGAATATAATCGCAGATTTAAAACAAAGGGATTGGTTATGATGTGATCTTGCATATTTGACAAATATGTATTGCTATCATAATCACTGTAAATACTCCGACTCTGTCAAGTCGGGCTCTACTATTGTTAGTGAGACAATAGTATTTGTATAAACTCTCACTACTACAGATAATAATAATCAATCTGTATCTGAAGCCGTAGGACCAGGTTCAGTTACAGAAACTAATAATGGTCCACAGGTCTCTCACGAGATCACAACCTTCTCGGAACAATCCGCATTAACCGACATGGTAATATCGAATACCATGCCGAGTTATGATATGAATCCGTATAGTGATGATACACTGTATGGGTTCTTGGAGCGACCGAGAATTGTAAATACTACTGTATGGGATGATACGATTCCAGCAGGACGAGCATTAGTTAGGCTTGACCCATATTTTGAGTTATTGACTAGCATACCGTTTCGTCGAAAGTTAGAGAATTTCCAGTACTTTAAGGCTGGACTTCGTATTGGTGTTCGTACTAATGGCACTCCATTTCATTATGGTAAATTACTCATAGTATGGAGACCATTCGCCGGATCTCAAACTCTTGACGAGCAACGGCTGAGAGATAATATTTTCTCAGCAAGTGGTTATCCTAATGTGATCGTATCGCCCACCGAAAATGAAGTTAATGAGATGGTTGTTCCATTTGCATATAATACTGCGTATATAGATCTATCTCAAGATGTAATTCGTTCTCCGGGCCAACTGTACATATATGTGTTGAATCCACTAGCACTGGATTCAGATGTTCCCCCCGTATCAGTCACTGTCTTCGCGAATTTTGAAGATGTTAAACTGGCTGGGCAATCGGGTATAGTTAACTTACCTTTATACACACCACAAACGTTGTATGAAGATATAGACCCATTCAATCCAATTACCTCGGGGGCTGTCGTTCCATTCGTGGCTCAAGGAGATGTAACTATTGAGGCTAGGAATAAATCCCGAGAAGGATTGATTTCTGGTCCAGCTAAAGCTGTATCATCCGTTGCTGGTGCCCTCGTCAATATTCCTGGTATTGGTGTTTGGGCGGCAGCTGTTGCATCCGTCTCTGGAGCACTAGGTAAAGTTGCTGAACATCTCGGGTACTGCAAACCAAACACATTGCAAACGATATCTCCATTTTTACAAAAGAATGGTGATTTCGCTGCTGGTGAGGGTTTAGATTCCGCGATGAAGACACAGGTTATACCAGATCAAGCGGTCACAGACATTCCCCATATCCTGGGGGGTAGTCCTGGTGACATGCAAATATCTGATATAGCCGGTACTCCAACTCTACTTGGTATGTTCACTTGGGACGGGAATGACTTGACTGATACGAGATTGTATACTGCTCCCATAAATCCGAGGGCAGCCACATCTGTGAATTACCCGAACTCAATACGGATTTGTCCCACACTTCTTAGTTGGACATCACATCCATTCAAGTATTGGAGAGGTTCATTACGATATGATGTGCAGATCACATGTTCGAACTTCCACTCCGGTCGTTTGCGAGTGTTGTTCCAGCCCAAGAATAGTGGTGTGGTATCAGGGTTTGATTACCAGAATACGATCAATAGGATTGTTGATATTCAGACAGAAACTGATTTTTCATTTACTATTCCGTATATTAGCGATAAACCATGGTCGTATATCAATTCTGGTGGAATCGAGGACACTACAGGATTCATCGAATTCTCTGTTGTCAATGACCTGACACACACAACACTTCCAGTTCCGGAGGTTTATGTCAATGTGTGGGTTAGTGCCGGCCCAGATTTCCAACTCGCTATGCCATATCGTGACACAGTCCGTCAATTTGGTCCAGTACCTACGCCAATCGTTATGAACGATGAGGAACAGGACGAAGAGGAAGATAGTGACCAACCACAGGATTTCGAGGCTCAGGGATTAACATCTCAAGAGATGAAAACTAGAGATCATCCCCCGCTTATGCCTGATGCAATTGGTGCGGTTGAGCACAATATCTGCATGGTTGACACAGTCACGCACATCAAACAGGTCACTAATAGACCAGCCAACTTCGGTCTTATCTCATTTGACACTAATGCGGAAAATGAAACGAGAATTGATGTGCGTCGTATCGATGGAGCTAATGACACGTCCCGAGCTGATTACTTCAGTTGGTTCGGAGCTATCTATGTCTTCGGTCGAGGATCGATGAATATTCGCATGGTTCCTCGTTATCGAGCTGATGTGACACAGTATTGGATGTGGTTGAGAACTAGTTTTGCTATCAACGGATTCAATCAGGAAGTCAGAAATAACACGCTCGATGAAGGATGGGGTCAGCAATTATTCACCACGCTTGCCACTCCATCTAAGGAGATAAATGTACCATTTTATAGTCCCGCATTTGCGAGGATAATGGGAGTGTTGGACAATCAGTTTTCATCGTGCTTTGGAGCTCAGTTGGCGAAACCAACCGCTATACCAACTAATCCACAATACGATGTTTATCGATCTACTGGTGATGATTGGTCCTTTAGCTATCGCGTAGGAGCACCCAATTACTGGCGAGATCGACCTGGTGTTATACTCAACAAGGACGTGGTCGAGATTATTCCTCGAACTCCAGCCGCCCGCACAGTGTCTGGATTGTAAATTATCAGTGCACCCCACCATATCTACGATATGCGGATCCGAAGCTTAGGATCCGGGTTTGAAAAACCGAGCTTTCAGACATGATTTTCATCATGCCACACCAACGGTGTGAGAGTTAATCCACTATAAAGGATATTTTTCTTACTTTCCGTACCCTAGGGTACCTTAGAAGGTCCGATCTAAAATAATTGATCTTGTCGGACCTGGCCAAATTTATTAGGCCGGGTTCCGGCCTTCTGAGCTGGTTTTCAC